TATATTTTATTTTATAATAAATATCAAATATATAATTAATTTAGTAATAATCATAAAAATAGGACCCTATTTAGGTCCTATTGAAGGTCTTGAAATTTTTGATTTAGCCGAACTTTTTGTTTGTTTTTCTTGTGCTTCTTTTTGTTTTAGCAACGATTCTTCTATTTTTTTATAATAAAATTTTCGTAACCATACTGGCATATTATACAACTCTGTCCAGGTAAATCCATGGCCATGAAATACCATTTCAAATAACTGATTATGAATTGCTGGTTTATGACTAGGACTTAGGCCAAAAAAAGTTAGTATCGATATTGAACGACAACGCCTCCGATCCGTTGCCGCACTCATTGCAAGTAAAATCAATTTCAAATTTAATGTCCGGGCTTACTGATTTTATGTATGTTCTGAATGCTCGAGAATCGATAGCAAACAATTCATTGTCGACAAAATTGCTAATAAATCTTTTATCTGCATTTCCGTCGACTGATACAATAAGATGTTTTAATCGAGTTGTTAATTCTCGATCAATGCCATCTCTAACTGTTCGTTTTTGACTTTCCAATTCTTTTGAAATTTTTCTGTCATCCCCGGTCGTTAACAAACGAAAGTGAACCACACGTTGTGATTGAGGAAGAACATATTCAAATATACCCGGTGCTATCATATTAGCATCTTCAGGTACATTAGTTTCTGGCAATTCAGTTAAATCAATATCAATTTTATTTGCAGTATTACAAGAAGGACATTCCACAGAAACTTCATAAGCTTTTCCATATCCTAAAATTCTGGCTGCGACCATGATCGCATTTTTATCTCCAATTACTAAATCATCAAATTTAATAGGAGATACAATCATTGACTGCATTAACTTATCTAAAACAACTCCTTGCTTGATTAAATTTTGTGAAGTTAAAATATCTTCTTCTCGAGCTGTCATGTATTTCATTTCAATCTGTCCAGAATGTAACGGATTGCTTTCATGATACAATACTCCTTTAGATGGAAGTGAAATTATTTCTGTAGGAAATCCGGAATTTTGAACTTCCTGACGCTGCATGTTTTGAATTGCGAGCTGCTTAAGTTGCTCATCTGAAATTCCCGCAGAATCTTTTTTTGGATAATTGTCGTTAACTGTTTGTGACATAACTAATGTGTTTTATTTTAATATAAATATATATCAATTAAATTTCTTCTTCTTCCGTCGGTTCTGCTGAAGGTTTTTCAGATTGAATTTCAGATTTCTGTTTGTTCAACATGGATATTTTTGTCTGTGCTATTTTTATATTAGCCTGCGCAGCTTTTAAACTAGCCTTTGCACCTACAATTTTTGCATTGATCGATTCTTTATCAGCATTTATTTCATCCTGAGTTCGTTCAGAAATTACTTTGCGAACTTCTTCTCGAATTATTCTTACTAAATCTGATTTTTTCATGTTAATAACTTTATAATAAATATCAATGAAAATAAAAAAATTCCTTATATTGTTAGTATAAGGAATTTCTTTGTAACGACAAAATTTGAGTAAGTATTTTTACTAAAAAAGATCAGAATTGAAGTATCGCGTAATCATATTTGATCGTTAATGTTATATTAACTGCATCTTCTGTAGCCCAATCCATTTCACCAAAATTTGCATCTCCAATGTATGCTCCTTTAAGTGTCCATTCTTCAACTTTATCGCCTACTGGACCTAAAGCATTAAATGTAATGTCTTTTTTGTAAAAGTCAGAATAACCGTCACGACCCGTAACAGATTCATGTGATAGCCTTACCCATTCCATGACTGCTTGCGCCGCTGAAGGAACTACAGGATCATACAATGTAATAGTTACATCATTCCATCTGCCTTTACCTTTTAATTTTCTTTCTATGTTAATGTGATCTAATACTACATCTCCAAAGGTAATTCCAGGGCGTCCAGCTGCCTTGATTAAATAAGCAGGAATACCTTCAATGTACATGATAAAACGGTTTGCCACTTTTGGTTCAAAAGCGGTAAACATGATTTCCGTCGGGTCTAATAATTCGGCCATTTTAAAAGTTTGTTTAGAGTTTCTTTAATATAAATATCCGGAAATTGAAAAAACATTTATTCTTTCAATTTGCTAATTTAATTAACACGTACTATGTCTAAGACGTTCGTATATCAAAGTTCAAAGACTACGTTGGTACTTTTCTTCGTGTCGTATATAAATATCAAACTTTTCAAAAAAAGAGAAAAGGGACTATTTCTAGCCCCTTATTCTTCAATTTAAATTTTCAATTATGCACCAGGGAATGCAGCTCCCGTTGGTAGAATGTTGAAGTCAATAATGATAAATTCTGCAGTTTTTGTAGGTTGCAAAAATATCTGACCATACATTATGTTTCTGTCGATAATGTCTGGAGTGTTATTTGTTTCATCCATTACCACTCGGAATGCATATAAACCTTGTCTTTGTTGTACTGATTCCAAATAAGGATTTACAATATTTAAGAATCTATTTCTGGTAGCAGCTGTATTGTTTTCAAATACAAGATACTTGGTTGCCGATGCAATGTATTTTTTAACTGCAATTAACAATCTACGTACATTGATTCTATCCAATGCTGATGGCTTTGCTTGAAGAGTTTTCTGACCCCATACACAAACACCTTGAGCAGGGAATGTAGCAATTGGGTTAATTCTACCTTCATACAATTCATCACGCTCTGCATGAGTTAATCTAGTATATGCATCTAGAACTGAAGTTAATCCGCCTCTATTCAAACCTGCCGGCGCATACCATTCTGCTGCAACTCTGTCATTGAATGCAAGCACTCCAGGTATTACAACACTTGGCGGAACCCAAACTGGTTTGTTGATATTAGCATCTACAATTTTAACCCATGGATAATAAGTAGCAGCATAGTTGTTGTCAAATGCTGCAACTTCGGACGTTGCTGCTGCAATATTAGCTGTTAATCCAGCACAATCAAATACAAAAAATGTGTCTCCTCGATCAATACACATATTAGCAGCATAATCAATAACTGCTGAATGATCTGCTTGAGTTACTCCTGGCATTACTAACATATTAATGTCAATTTCGTCAGGATTGGAAAGTGCATCAATCGCAGCTTTGTATACTGAATAGTCTTTACCATTATTTGAAGATAAATCATATCCTTGCGTGTTAGCCGGAAGAATTTTATCCCCTACTAAAATTCTGCGATTTGGTTGAATTGCATCAGAACCGCCTTGGAAAGGAACGATAAATTTGCGAGATTCGATTGAAGTATTTGAAGACAAATCAACAGAACCTGAATAAGCACTTGTTGCTGATGGGAAAGACGCTCCCGGATCTTGAGTACAATTAGATAATAAAAATTTAGCATTTGATCCGGTAGTTTGTTGAGATGTTACTGGCAATGACTTTAAATAATTAACATTATCTGTATCAGCAAAATCATAATCAAATCCAAAAAACTTACGTTTATTGAAAACATCATTAATTTTTTGAGAAGTTACAAAACTAGCCGATGGAAAAGTGTCCGGGCCGGATGCATCAGCTCCGCCTGTTAATACATATTTAGGTTTAACAGCATCGTAATTACCAATTTCTACATAATATCCATTTCCAGATGTTCCTGTAGTTAAAGCAGTAAATTTAACACCTTCTGTAGAAGCTCTTGAAGCAGATACGCCAGTAAAGAATGAACCGCTATTAACAGCATCAACAAAACTTTGAATGTCTTGATTAACGGAACCTGTTAATTCAAACCAATACATATTACTAAATGTATCGTCTGTATACGTACTTCCGGAAGTAGCACCTCTGAAGAAATACGTACCTGTGTTTGTGTTAACTTTAAAAGTAAAACTACCCGTGAAAGGCTCTCCACCCCAATCGTATGAATATGCATTGATCGAACCAGTCACATTAGGAATAGTAACATTAGCAGCAGTTGCTGGCGTAGATGGTATCATTGTCATCAACTTAGGCACTGTATTAGTAAGAGCTGCAAATCCAAATGGTACTAATTCAGGAGAATACACGCCATTAGCAACGTTACTATCTACTTCAACATATACATATTTAGATTTATTAGAATAATCTCCATAAATAGTAACTTTTCCGTTTGCAAATTCTCTGTATCTATCTCCAATTACTCTAGCAATGTATCTAGGAGAATTAGGATCTAAATTGACGTTATCAAAAGATTCTAAAATATTCGGACGAATATCTGAATCTGTGTAAGTAAACGGAGATCCAATTGCATTCAATTTGGTTTGATCTACTGCACGAATTGTAACTGTGAATGAACCATATTCAGATCCTGCAATTGAACCTGCAGGTTTGATATTTGAAATTGCAACTTTAACTTCATAGTTCGAATGCAATCCATGGGATAAAGTATGAAATTTAAATAAATTCTGATTGGTATTATTTGCTGTTTGTGAAATAATCCAAGGTGTTTCAGCTTCTGAATATTTACTCGTTTCAAAATCAAACGATCCTGAAATAAGTTCAAATGTGCAAGCCGGATCGGCTGCTAATGATGCAGCTGCTGCGGCGCCGAACATTGTATATAAATATACAGGTGCTGTAGTAGAATTTGGAGTTTTGCTAAATACTTTATCTAAGAAATTTGCATTTGAGCTGGCAAATGATGCGCTAAATACTGAAACTACACCTGGGAATGTGCTAGTGTCTACGATATATCCGCCTGAAACGGTAATTACAGCAGATCCAGATGCATTACTAGTTAAAGTTGATTTTCCGAATAGCGAATCAGTTCCGTTGTAAAACGTAGCCGTTTCATTTAACACTTGCGAAGGATGAAGCAATGCAATGTGTTTTTTTCCAAATGTTCCAGTTGCTACTACGGAAATAGGATCGAGTAATTTATAACCATCATCATGTAAAGTACGAACTACTGTTAACGTACCTCCATTGTTTAAATATTCCTTAGCTGCGTAAGGTAAATATAAATTAGGATGTGTATCACCGAACGTTTGTACAAAATCTCCGTAAGAGCCAATGGTTGT